CCTCATGAAGGAATTGCAAAATGAACCGTCCCGTAAGCGGTTGCTGCTCACCGATACGTTTAAACTGGAGTTCCGCATCACGGAGAATGACAACGATACGGGATGGGTAGAAAAGATATCAAATGTAGGTTCGGATGGAACGGACATCCTGGTAAAGGCCATGGTGAACATTATGCTCATCAATGTCTTCAAAGAGAAAGCCTCACACAAGTTTGGAGAGTTTCGTTTGCATTGCATGATGGATGAGATCGGGAAATTGCACCCCACCAACGTGAAGGGTATCCTTGACTTCGCCAACAGTCGCAACATTTTGCTTATCAACTCCTCACCTACTACCTATAATGTAGAGAGCTATCGCTACACATATTTGTTGGGTAAGGACAGTGGAGCCAACACCAAAGTTACGCCATTATTGAAAGGTAATTATATACTACTTTACACTATCACTAAAACAATAAAAGGACACATGATTATGTATCCTTTTATTATCTTGTATAATTCAGCTATGATTACTTTTTCCCAAAAAGTGGATCTCTAGGATCTGTCTTAGGATTATACGTAAAAACTTTATCAGTTATATATTCCATATCTTGCTTGATATTACAATCATCACCCCCTCCATTCATTATCTCATCATACAGCTTATCTTGTATGGGGAATGCTTTATCTAACATCTCTTGAAATTTATCCCAATCATAATCGGAGGCTTTACCTAGGGCTTCTATAGCTGCTAAATGTTCTTTTAGCCTAGGTCTTCCAATATCATCTGATAAGAATTGGTGATCTTTCTTTGATCTGTATCCCTTATCGTTTCTTGGATTCCTTGTTTTAAGTTCCTCTAAAACTCCCGGCCCAAGTCTTTTATATACAATGTCATTGATCCATTGCCCAACAACTCCCGGTCTTTTATGTGTATTAGTCCAACTCCATCCCTTCATTTTATAAATCATCTCAAAGAAACTATCATTGAATGTTTTCACCCACTTACTAGCTTCGTCTGTCAAGAATTGATTTAGAAACTTTTGAAGTTCATCTTTAGCCCTATTCTTATCTTTTTGATAACCGGTTGCTTCGTCAACTAACGCTATAATGCCAACCTTAGCCAAAGCTCTTATGATAATATCACATTGGACTATCATATTTTTCTGTCTTGATCCTAGCTCTTCATTGTTGGCTATGGCGCAATCCCTGACCTTCAACATTGTTTCACACAATTCGGGAAGAATTATCGCATCATAAGCGCTAATTTTCTTGTTGCCTAAAAAACATGGGAATGGCTTATACGTTGCCGCAATATTAATACTTGGAACACAGCGGTTTAAATTCTTTGCGGATAGCATTTGAGCTAATCTCGTTGCCGATCTATCAGAAGAATCCCCGGATGTTATTTTTAATGCTTTTTGCATGCCCGTAGTAGATAACACTCTTCTTCCATCCTCTAACACATAACAAGGAATCTTTAAACCATTAAGGTCTAATTCTCCTTCATACTTAATCTTATTGTCTATTTTTTCCATCGCATTAGTTTAACTGTAAATATCTTAATCGGTGTCCGATATTCTGCAAAAGTACGTCGAATCTTTCACATTCGGAAAGATGTTTGGTATTATACCTAAAAGCTGATGAGTCTACATACCTTTGCAAATGCTTCTTTGACACCCAATGATGGACACCCTTCAATGTTCTCTTTAGATGTCCCCAGAATCCTTCGATCGTATTAGTATGTCTATTCCCAATAACGTAAGCGCCTTTCTTATGATAGACTACACCGTGATCGTATAGGTTAGGATCTAAGTTTCTATAAGCTTGCCATTCATCCGAGAAGATTGTAGATCCCGGACATACAACATCGTTTATAATCGGAATCAAAGTTCCGGCTTTAGTATCATTAACAACCTTGGCTATAACAAAGCCTTCTCTTTGTAGCATACCAAATACCGGAACCTTGTCCTTACAACTCCTGCCTCTTGCGTTTCTTACCTTCTTACTACTATGCCTATTCTTATTCAATCCCCCTATATAAGTCTCATCTACCTCAACCTCTCCGTTTAGACATTGGCTGGCATCTATATTGAAACAATTTTGGATACGTTGCAACATAAACCAAGCCGTCTTTTGTGTTACGTTAATGAACTTAGCCAACTGAACGGAAGAGACACCCTTCTTAGCGTTTATGACGATATAGCAAGTCAACATCCATTTCCTTAACGACACTTTCGTGTTCTCGAAGATCGTGTTTGTCCGGACGTTGAAGTACTTTCCCGTGTTCTTGCACTTGTAACGGTTTCCCTTACATTTATAAACCTTTGAGTCCGGATCGTATGGAGATACGACATGATCGCCCCACCTCCTCTTTTCAAGAAAGTCTATACATGACTGTTCGGTTGGGAAGAATTTCACTAACTCATCAATAGATTTAAAATGATTCATCTCAAACATAACACTCTGATTTTTACTCTATAAAGATAATAAATTCGTTCAAAACCAGCAATCAAACCATACCCCCAATATAATCTCATTAAAATTGTTTTAGTTTTAATTAGGATTGTTTAGAAATAAGATTGCTATATTTGAAAATAAACTTTAAAATCTAATGTTATGGTAAAGAAAACAAATCAAAGACGTGATAAGACTACTCTTTATCAAGATTCTAATAATAAATGGCGTTGGCGAAGAACAGCTCCTAATGGAGAAATAGTAGGTGCGTCTACACAAGGTTATGCAAATAAAAATGATTGCAAAAAAAATGCAATAAGAAATGGATGTGATATAGATGATTAATCTTTAGGAATAAATCCAACAACCTTTTCGGTAGAAGCTCTTTGTTTTATAAAACTTTCAGCTTCTTCCCATGAGGTTGCCCATATTTCACCGGCATACTTTTTGCCATTGATTTGATACTCTGTTACAAATTTCTTTTCTTCTTTTTTCATGCTCGTAATTTTTAAAAGTTAATAAATATGATAAAACAAAAGCGGGACTAGCCTAAATCTAATCCCGCTTATCTTTTAATTTTACTGTTTAGTCTACTCATCCATTATTCTGAATAGCTCGAATGAGTAAGTATCCTCATGTGTTAAGCCATGTCCAGCGTCCCAGATCCCGTGATGTGTTAGGATCATATAAGATTTTCCTTTCATTTCCACGGTCCACTCTGAATATATTGCATTATCAAACTCCTTATCAAAAACTATACTCATCGTATTTGGATCAAATTCATATGTGAATCCATCTACGCTAACAGTATTGTTTCTTCTATCAGTTGTTTTTTCATACCCAGTCCCGTCTTCAAAGAACGCATACACCATTTGTTCTTTGCCTGCTTCTCGAAGCCACATTCCTACGATAGAGGTATTATTACCAACTACATTTTCGACACTAAAACGATCGTCATCGTGGCAAGAAATAAGTAGGAAACATGATATCGCTAATAAGTATATGATACGTTTCATGATTACTCTCCTTTTGATATTACGCAAAATAGTATTACGATAGATTTATTTTTACAACATTAATATTTACAATTAGAACTCAATACCTATCTTGAAATTAAATCCGTCTATACTCTTACTAGAAGAATGCCCTCTAAAAGAATATCTCCTAGCTTGTGACCCATAACCTAGGGAAAAATTAACAGCTGATTGTTTTCCAAGCATATATTTTACACCGACAAAGGGATTACAGTAAAAACCATTTCCACCATAATCGCTAGTGACATCAATGGCATAACCAATCCTTAATCCTATAAAAGGAACTATCTGCCCATTGGTAAAGTTCCCTCGTAAATCTGCGAAAACGGGAATTATGATACTCCTGTTCCCGCACCGAAGAAGAAATACGAATTTAATTGGTATCCGTGAGATGTGGTAAATTGGATACATCCATCATCCCCCGTAGTATATCCCAAATCCAAAAATCCTCGATACCCTTTAATATCATAAGTCCTCTTAGGGCCTAATATTTTCTTAAACGAATAAGATGTATCCTCTTCTTTCCCTAATTTTTCTATCTCATCCATTTGATAGACAAAGATACTTTCGTCTCTGGTCTGTACTTTTATGGATTTGTTTGGTACTTGCTCTATGATAAGACCTCTGATTACACTACCGTTCTTTAGATAAACAACATCTTGTGTTCTCCCCTGTGAATAGGAGTAGGAAACAACTAAAAATAAAAAGGCTATCGCATATAGTATTTTTCTCATCTTACCTTGGTGAATTTAGTTTGTGAATTATATTCTTCTGTGTTAATATATATTTCCGTAGATGATATTTTGGATATCTCTACAAAAATCTTGTTCTCAACCCCCATCTGGGTTATGCTTAATACGACTTTGTAATTATTATTACCTCGTAGTTCCTCATACAATTTTACATCTCCTAAGGGTGGATTGGATTGATTGTAAAATGCGGCACTTTCTTGGGCATGCTTAACGAAATTCATAGAAGCGCCATCTAATCCATATATTATATTGTCTTTAGTACATTGAAATGTTAACATCCCTAGTCCATCACCATTTTTCCATGTACCTATCAACCAATCCGGTGGAGAGAGTTTAAACTCTGTTTGCGAAGTGTTTTTATCTCCATTTTCCCAATCCTCATTTCCATCATCTCCGCATGATGAAAATATAAGCATTATGTACATCAATAAGAAATACATAAATCTCACTTTTGTTACCATAAATCTATTGCTTTTATCCTCCCTGTCCCCTTCGTTCGGTGGTTTCTAAATAAAAGAAGCGTGGGGACTATTGGATGTTACCGTATTTGAGGCTCTGGACTGCCCACCACTCGATAACAAACAACAGCCCCACGCCTTATGATTGTATATAGTTTGCCCCTAGAGGTATAAATATAACAACATAGGCGTAGGAGGCATCTTTGTCTATTATCCCGAGTGGTTGAAATTGTCCAGATTTCAAATACGAGATAATATCTTAACGCTTCTACGTCTTTATTCTAATACGTGGGGCAAAGATACTATATTATGAAACTTAATCAGATCGAGTAAAATATAACTAATGTTAATTGTAAATATAAGAATCTGGGACACAATCATTCAAAATATATGTTTTAACTATATTTGTGACAAATATCATAAAAAGCTCTTAGGTATCTTGAATTAAAAAAACTGACTGAAAATCAGTCGGCAGCTGGTCGTGAATCAGCGTTGTTTAATGCTATAATCTTAAAAATTATGGCTAAAACAAAAAGGGAAAAAAGATCGTATCTGTGCATCCTTACCCACGTACAAAGAGCGATGGTAGTATAACCGTCGTTAAAGGATACAGACGATCTGCACCTTGTAAGTGTAAACATAAAAGGTGATTCCCACCGGGAGGAACACCCTCCCGGTTTTTCAATCCAGATACCTAAAGAGCTTTTTACCTAACAAATATAATATTTATATAGTTTATGGTTGTTGGTAATAGTTATTGGTAGGGAGGTGTAAACTGGTATATAATTACCTTATCTTTTTTCTTAGAAGAGTTCTCGCT